CCCTGCCGCTCCTGCGGCACCGGGCACAGCGTGGAAGAGCGGCGGGAGTGGATGCTGGACGCCCTGCAAGACCACCTCGCCCCCGCCCACCAGGTCGCCCACATCCTCGCCCAGCTCGCGGCGCCGGTGAGACCGGACCGGGTACGGCAATGGGCCGCGCGCGGCCGGATCCTCCCCCACGGCCGCGACGCGGCCGGACGGCCCCTGTACCGGGTCGGAGACGCGCTGGCGGTGCTGGCGGCCGCCATGCGGCGGGACGCCGAAAGGCAGACAGCATGAGCGCATCAGGTTGCGCCCGCACGGAGCATGTGTCACGCTGATCTCACCGGACACTCGTATGCCCAAAGCCCGGCCAAGCGCCGGGCTTCGCGCTATCAGCCCTCCTTCAGATGCGGGCAGATCCACTTGCGTGCCGCCCGGATCACCGCCACGGCCTCCCGCTCGTCCACAGTCCCGTGCCCGCCGGTGAACCGGTACGCCACCCGCTCGGCCATCTGCCGGCCGGTGAACTCTCCCCGCTCCAGATCCCGGCAGGTGTACACCGCCCGCCGCAGCCCCCGCCGCCGCTGCGGGTCGCCGTCCACCAGCCCCGGATCAGCCTTCGCCAGCACCCGCAAAAACGCGCGGCGATGCTCGGGTGGGACCTGCTCCCAGCCCTCCGTCTGCGCGGCCTGCGGGGTGGACGAGGTAGGAGTCGGCGCGGCGGAAAGCTCGGGGCCGCCGCACCCGGACAGCAGCAGCGCGCACGCCAGGGCGCCGATCATGGTGATGAGTCGCATGGCAGGACGGTAGCCGCCTCGCACACCAGACGCGGGCAAAGCCGCACAGTAGGCCAAACCCGGACAGGGGGTGCACTTGCCGAGCCGTCCGCCTCGCCGCTGCACCACTCCCGGCTGCACCGGCCAGCGCGCGCCCGGTACCCGCTCCGGCAAGTGCGCCGAATGCCAAACCCGTTCCCGGCGCCCCCGCCCCAGCAGCACCGCCCAAGGCTACGACCGCGAGCACGAGCAACGGTTCCGCGTTCGGGTGCTGCAGCGCGACCCCCGGTGCGTGTGCGCCGACACCAGCCACGGCCACGACTCACCCTGCGGTGCGCCCAGCGAGCACGCCGACCACTGGCCGCTGTCCAAGCGCCAGCTCCGGGAGCGCGGATTGGACGAGCACAACCCGATCTACGGCCGCGGCCTGTGCCACTCCTGCCACAGCCGTGAGACAGCCCGCCACCAACCGGGCGGCTGGGCGGCAGGCCCCGCCTACTGACCCCCTCCCCCCAGGGGTCACCCCCCTCCTCCGGGCGGGTCCGCCGGAACACCCGGCCGCCACGCCGGACAAGCAGCAAGACGAACAGCCGCGCACCGGGCCGCGAACGCGCAGACTGACGTTGATCGGCGCAGACGGCCCGCAATCGGCAGGCGGAATCGGCTCGGCCGGCGTGCCCGCCGAACCGGTGAACCGAACGGTGCGACCTCGCTCCACTCCCCCTCCGGCAGGGGCGTCGCAGCAGCACCAGCGAAGCCCGAACAGTGATCACGCACAGTCACCGCAGGTCAGGGGCCTACAAGTGCAACCCCCGGCATCTCCCCAGGTCAGAGGGGGGAAGGGGGGTGAAAATCTCTGGGGCTGGGTACCCGGCGAACGCGGGGGGGATCTTCCTCGCGCGCCGACAGGTTTCAGAGGCCGCCGTATCGTTACGCTCAGTGACCGCTAGGGGGTGATCATGGGCAAGCGTGGCCCCGCTCCCAAGCCCACCCCGCTGCGGGTGCTGCACGGTGACCGCAAGGATCGGATCAACACCGCCGAGCCGATCCCGTCCGCCGGCGAAGTGGCGCCGCCGCAGTGGCTCAGCGCCGAGGCCGTGGCGGTGTGGGAGTGCTATGCCCCGGACCTGGAGGCCAAGGGCGTGCTCACTCCGTGGGACGTGGAGGCGTTCGCCTGCTGGTGCGATGCGGTGGTGCGCCGCCGGCGGGCCGCCCAGGCTCTCGCCGAGCAGGGCGAGGTGGTGGAGCTGCCGGTGTTCAACAAGAACGGGGAGCTGACCGGGCATCGGCTCGGCAAGAATCCCTGGACGCTGGTGCTGAACGAGGCCGACGCCCAGGTGCAGCGGTACGGCGCCCGGTTCGGGCTCACGCCCTCGGACCGCTCCCAGCTGTCCATCGGCGGCGAGAAGGACGGCCTGGGGGCCGAGCGGCTGCTGTCCTGACAGGGGAGGTGCCCATGGCCCGGCGCGCCACCCCGAAGATCGATCACAGCAAGCGGTGGCGGCCGCGGGATCGGCGCGGCGGGGTGTGCGGGTACACGCTGGACGGCAAGACGTGCACCCGGCGGGGCGCGCACTACTGCGAACCCCGGGCGGATCGGGTCGTGGCGTTCTTCGCCGAGCTGCTGGTGCACCCGGCCGGCGCCTACGCCAACCACCGGTTCGAGCTGGCGGCCTGGCAGGAGCACGAGATCATCCGACCCCTGTTCGGCGAGGTGATCTGGTCGCCCCAGTGGGGCCGGTACGTGCGCCGGTACACCCGGGCGACGATCGTCGTCGCCCGCAAGAACGGCAAGAGCGCGCTGTTGTCCGGCATCGCGCTGTACATGCTGTGCGGGGATGGCGAGGAGTCGGCCGAGGTGTACGGGGCGGCGGCCAACACCCGCCAGGCCGGGAAGGTGTTCGAGCCCGCGGTCAAGATGGTCCGCAAGTCGCCGATCTTGTCCAAGCGGCTGCGGCACATCCGCAACGCCCGCCGCCTGGTGGACGAGGCCACCGGCAGCCACTATGAGGTGATCCCGGCGGACGCCGACACCGAGCTGGGCCACAACCCGCACTGCTTCATCCTCGATGAAGTGCTGTCCCAGCCGGACGACAGCTTGTGGAAGGCGATGCGGACGGCCGCCGGTGCTCGGACGCAGCCTTTGATGCTCGCCATCACCACCGAGACGTCCGATCAGACGTCGTTTGGGGCCGAGTTCATCGACGAGGCCGACCGGGTGATGGAGGATCCGGCATCCGCGCCGCACCACTTCGCGTTCGTGCGGAAGATGCCGCGCACTTTGGAGGAGCTGGAGCGGCTGCAGCGGCTGTTCCCGGGCCGAGACGACCTGCCGGTCAGCTTGGATCCGTGGGACGAGCGGAACTGGGCGTGGCCGAACCCCGCACTGGGCACCTTCCTGGGCATTCAGAGTCTGCGGGAGGAGGCCGAGGAGGCCCGCCGGGACGTGTCGGCGGAGAATGGATTTCGCCAGTTCCGGCTCAACCAGCGCGTCAGCCAGGTCACCCGGTGGATCGGGATGGACCTGTGGGACGGGTGCGCCCGGGAGATCGCCCCGACGCCGGACTGGGTGGCTTCCCGGCTGGCCGGCCAACGCTGCTGGGCCGGGCTGGACCTGTCATCCAAGCTCGACTTGACCGCCTGGACTCTGCTGTTCGGCGACGGCAGCGTGCTGTGGCGGTTCTGGGTGCCCGAATCCATGGTGGAGCCGCTGTCGGAGCACACCGGCGGCCGGTTCGAAGAATGGGTGCGCGACGGCTGGGTGACGGCCACCGAGGGCGACACGATCGACTACGACCGGATCTACGCCGACATCGAGGCCGACCACCAGCGGTACCGCATCGTCGACATCACCTACGACAAATGGAGCGGCGAGCCGGTCCGCCAAGAGATCACCAAGCGGACCCGGTTGGCGATGGTGGAGTCCGACACCACGTATCTGCGGATGACACCGCCCATGGCCGAGCTGATGCGGCGGCTGAAAGCGGGCGAGATCGCGCATTTCGGCAACCCGGTGGCCCGGTGGATGGCTGATGCGGTCGAACGCAAAAGCCCGCGGGACGACCCGGACCGGATGCGGCCGGTCAAACCCGACCGCGACAAGTCCGGAAAACGCATCGACGGCATCGTGTCCCTGCTGTTCGCCCTGGACGGGGCGATGCGGGGGGCGCCGCCGGTGTCGATCTACGAGACCAGGGGCCTGAGCGCCCTGTGAGGCATGCAGAGGGAGGCGGGCGTGGACATCTGGGACGTACTGGCCGCTCTCGGGGTCGTGCTGATCGGGGTGGGCTTGGGCCTGGTGGCTCCGTGGCTGGGGGTCACGGCCACCGGGGTGCTGCTGCTGGGGGCCGGCATCACCGGTGGCGTCCTGGCCGGGCGCGCTGAGAGTGGGGCGGGCCCGGCCGGGGCATCCAGGGCGGGTGGTCGCTAATGGGGTGGATCCGGTCGGCGGCCAGGGCCGCGATTTCCGGGCCGCTGTCCGGTCTGGCCACGCCGGAGAAGTGGGTGGAGGACTGGTTCTCCGGCGGCATCGTCAACAGCAGCGGGGTGCGCGTCGATTACGACACCGCCCTGACCTACTCGGCGTTCTTCGCCGGGGTCCGCGTGATCAGCGAGGACGTGGCGGGTCTGCCGTTGCACCTGTATCAGCGGCTGGAGCGCGGCAAGCGGCGGGCGACCGAGCATCCGCTGTACACCTTGTTGCACGACCAGCCCAACCCCATGATGAGCAGCCAGCAGCTGCGCGAGACGCTCATGGGGCACGCCCTGATGTGGGGCAACGGCGTCGCCCAGGTCGTGAGCAACCCCCGGACCGGGGTGATTGAGGAGATCTGGCCGCTGCGGCCGGACCGGCTGAAGATCAAGGCGGTGCGGAGCGGGCCCGGCCGGTTCGTCCGGATCTACCAGTACCGCGACGACGTCAACGGCATCTACGCCACGCTGCTGCCGGGCGAGGTGCTGCACATCCCGGGCCTGGGGTTCGACGGCGTCAAGGGCTACTCGGTGGTGGAGTACGCCGCCAACAGCATCGGATTGGGGTTGGCCACCGAGCACCACGGGGCCAAGTTCTTCTCCAACGGTTCCACCCTCAACGGAGTGCTGAGCCACCCCGGCCAGCTGTCCGACGAGGCCCGCAAGCGGATGCGGGCCGACTGGGAGAACCTGCACCGCGGGATCGACCGGGCGCACCGGATCGCGATCCTCGAAGAGGGCGTGACCTGGCAGCAGATCGGCATCCCCAACGACGCCGCCCAGTTCCTGGAAACCCGAAAGCTGCAGGTCACCGAGATGGCCCGGTGGCTGCGGCTGCCACCGCACAAGATCGGCGACCTAGAGCGCGCCACCTTCTCCAACATCGAGCAGCAGCAGATCGACTACGTCACCTCCGCGCTGCGGGCGTGGCTGGTGCGCTGGGAACAGGCGATCAACACCCAACTGCTGCTCCCGGAGGAGCGCAGAACCTACTTCGCCGAGCACCTGGTGGAGGCGCTGCTGCGTGGCGACACCCAGGCCCGCTACCAGGCGTATGCGATCGGCCGTCAGTGGGGCTGGCTGTCGACGAACGATGTCCGGGAGAAGGAGAACCTCAACCCCGTCGACGGCGGCGACGTCTATCTGCAGCCGCTCAACATGGTCCCGGCCGGGAGTACCGGCGCGGCGCCGGAACGGGGCCGCCGGCACGCCCGGCTGCTGTCCGGCCGGGCGGTGGCCGACCAGTACGCCCCGCTCATCGAGGCCGCCGACGCCAAGGTCGCCGCGCTCGAAGCGAAGCGGGTCGGCGCCCTGGTGGACGAGCACCTCACCGCCCGCGGCCGCCGGTCCCTGGCCGGCTTCCTGGCCGCCCTGCAGGTGCTGTACGCCGAGGACGGGCCGATCGCCGAAGCGGCGGCCGCGGCGTTCCTGCCGGTGTTGACCTCGTTCGCCGCCGACGTGGCCGCCGAGGCCGCCGAGGTCATCGGCTATGAGGGCGAGGTCGATCTGAGCGTGTGGGCTCAGGCGTACACGCTCTCCCACATCGCCTACCGGCTCGCCAGCAGCTTCGGTCAGCTCCGCAGGACCGCCGAAGAAGCGGACGTCGACGCGATCGCCGACGACGTCCTTGCCCGGTTGGCCGCCTGGCAGGCCGAGCGGCCCGCTCGCACCGCCCGGTGGGAGGGGACGCAGCTGACGAACGCCGCCCGCCGGGAGACGTGGAAGGCCGCCGGGGTGCGCCGGCTGAAGTGGGTGGCCTCCGGCGACACCTGCCCGTACTGCCGCCGCCTGGACGGCAAGGTGGTCGGCATCGATGACGCCTTCCTCGCCAAGGGCGAGGAGATCGACGGCGACGACGGTGAGCGGCTCGTGGTCAAGCGCACGACCCGCCACCCGCCCGTGCACGTGGGATGCGACTGCCAGGTGGTGCCCGCATGATCGATCGTTCCTGGCCGCGCGACGACGAACGCGACGAGCGGGACCGGGACGCCGACGCGCCGGAGCAGCGGCAGCAGCGCACGCTGCGCGACCGGCAGATCCGCCGCCCAGGAAGGGACAGGAGCAGATGATGAGGCGCTTCTACCTGCGCGGCTACGCGCTGCGCGCCGCCGACGCCCCCGACGACGGGCCGATCCCGTTCGTGCTGGCCACCGAGGGCCGCAAAGCCGACGGGCTGGATTTGCGCATGGACAACTTGGACCTGGAGCGCTACCGGGCCAACCCCGTACTCGGCTACGGCCATTCCTACTGGGGCCGCGACAGCCTCCCCATCGGCCGCGTCGAAGACCCGCATGTTGAGGGTGATCGACTGGTCGGCGGGCTGGTGTTCGACCGGGAGGACGAGTTCGCCGCCACCGTCGAACGCAAGATCCGCGGCCGGTTCCTCAACGCCGTGAGCGTTGGGTTCGACGCCCACGACATCGACTCCGGCGGCGTCCCAGCCCGCTGGGAGCTGTTCGAAACCAGCGTCGTGCCGCTGCCGATGGACCCCGACGCCGTCGCCGCCGACGGCCGGGCCCTGGCCCGTGCTCTGGGAGTCGACCTGCGCGCCGGAAAGGTCCTGTCCAAGAAGAACAAGGGCCTCGTCCAGGCCGCCGTCGACGCGCTGCAGGCGCTGCTGGAGGCCGCCGGAGGCCCTGACGACGAAGACGACGACGGCGAGGGCCGCAAGACCCCGGCCCGTTCCGTCCAGGCCGCCGAGCTGGAGCGGCTGCGAGCCGAAAACGCCCGCCTGCGCAGGCTGGCCGGCATCTCACAGGGAGGAAACCACTGATGACAACGCTGAACCTGCGCGAGCTGCGGCACAAGCGCACGCAGCTCGGCACCCAGGCCGCCGCGATCATGGAGGAGGCGTCCAAGGCGGGCCGCGCCATGACCGCCGAGGAAGAGGCCAAGTTCGACCGGATCCTGGAGGAGCGGGACGCCCTGGACCGCACCATCGAGCGGGCCGAGCGACTGGCCGAGGACACCCGCCGCGCCGCCGATGACGCCGCCGCCGACGCCCCGGCCGGCGAGCGGGAGGCGATGGAGGCGTTCCGCGCCTACATCATCGGTGGGCGTGCCGCCCTGACTCCCGCGCAGGCCCGGGCGCTGAACGCCACCTCCGACCCCGAGGGCGGCTACCTGGTGCCGCCCAAGCAGTGGATCGACGACCTGATCAAGGCCGTGGACGACGCCACCCCGCTGCGCGGCCTGATGACCATGGAGCGGCTGACCACCTCCGACTCCCTGGGTGTGCCCACCCTGGACACCGACCTGGCCGACGCCGACTGGACCAGCGAGGTGGGCACCGGCAGCACCGACGACTCGATGAGGTTCGGCCAGCGGGAGCTGCGGCCCAACCCGCTGGCCAAGCGCGTCAAGGTGTCCCGGAAGCTGCTGCGGCTCACCGCCGGCCGCGCCGAGGCCATCGTGCGGGACCGCCTGGCCTACAAGTTCGCCGTCAGCCAAGAGAAGGCGTTCATGACCGGCGACGGCAACAAAAAGCCCCTCGGCCTGTTCACCGCGTCCAACGACGGCATCCCCACCAGCCGGGATGTGGCCACCGGCAGCGCGACCGGCTTCACCGGCAACGGGCTGATCGACGCCAAGTACAGCCTCAAGGCCGCCTACTGGCCACGGGCCCGCTGGCTGTTCCACCGCGACGCGCTCAAGCACATCCGCAAGCTGAAGACGAGCACGGACGAGCAGTACGTGTGGCAGCCGGGCCTGGCCGCCGACCGGCCCGACACCATCTTGGACGTCCCCTACGTCATCAGCGAGTTCGTCCCCAACACCTTCTCCGATGGCAACTACGCGGGGATGATCGCCGACTTCTCCTACTACTGGGGCGCCGAGGCGCTGACCATGGAGGTGCAGCGGCTCGTCGAGCTGTACGCCGAGTCCAACCAGGTCGGCTTCATCGGGCGGGTGGAGATCGACGCCATGCCGGTGCTGGCCGAGGCGTTCGTCCGCCTGAAGTGCACCGCCTCCTGATCCACGCTTCTACCAGGAAGGGAGCTCGGCATGAGCCGTGACCTGAAGAACAACGTGACAGCGGTCCAGACGCTGGCCCCGGCCGAGTACGACACCACCGCCGACGGCGCCGCCGTCGACCTGGCCAACTACAGCAGCGCCATGGTCGTCATCGCCGCCGGCACCGCCACCGGCACCAACCCGTCGTTCACGTTCGAGATCCAGCACTCTGACAGCTCCGGGTCGGGCTACACCGCGGTGGACGACGCCGACCTGGACGGCACCGAGCCGGTCATCACCGGCAACAACGACGAGGCCGTCTACAAGATCGGCTACAAGGGCACCAAGCGGTACCTGCGGGCGAACATCAAGACCGTCGGCGGCACCGACACCCCGACCCTGCCGTGCTCGGCCCTGGTCATCCTCGGCTCGCCGCGGAAGGCGCCCAAGTGACCCGACAGGTGAAGATGCTGACCCTGCTGGCCAGCCCACACGGATCGGTCCAGCCTGGCCAGATCGCCACCTTCGACGACGAGCAGGCCGCGCAGCTGGTGGACGGCGGGTACGGCATCTACGCCGACGAACCCGCCGCCCACCAGCCCACCGAGGTGCCGTTGACGTCGATGACCGTGCCCGAGCTGCGCGCCTACGCGGCCGAGCACGGCGTCGACCTCGGCGGCGCCACCCGCAAAGCTGACATCATCGCCGCGCTCCAGGCCCAGGACGGATAGATGCCTGTCGCCACACCGTCTGACCTGCGCGCCTGGCTGCGGATTCCGGCCGCCGACTGGAGCGCCGACGACGACGCCGCCGCCGCGCTGCTCCTCGAGCTGGCCCAGGGGGTGATCGAGGAGGAAGCCGGGCAGACGCTCGATTCCTCCGAGGACACCGTGATCCTGGACGGCCCGACCCACAATGACGGGCAGCATCACGCGGCGGCCGGGTCGGTGCGGCTGGTGCTGCCCCGCTGGCCGGTCACCGCCGTGGACTCGGTGGAGCTGCTGAACCGCGACGGCAGCGTCTCTTCGACGCTGATGCACGGCGCCGACTACACCTGGTCGCAGGCCGGAATCCTCACCCGCATCGGCGGGTGCTGGCCGACCGGCGACCAGGTGGTACGGCTCACCTACACCGCTGGGTTCGCCACCTGGCCGGCAGGGCTGCGGCGGATCGCGCTGCGGCTGGCCGCCCAGGCATGGACCAACCCCGCCAACCTCACCCAAGAGGTCCTCGGCGACCACTCCCGCAGCTTCGCCGCCGAGTCGCTCGGCATGGAACTGTCACAAACGGACCGGCGCGTCATCAGCGCCTACCGGGCCAGGACGACGTCGTGATCAGCCACTGGCTGAACCGCACGCTCCAGGTCTGGCGCCCCGCAACCTCCGGTGACGGGACCGGCGGCCAGCAGGTCATCTACGTGCAGCAAGCGGACGTGCGCGCCAAGGTCGACCAGCCCACCACAGCCGAACGCATGCTCGCCCAGCAGGCCGGAGCCCGGCACACCCACACCGTCTACCTGCTCCCCACGGCGGACGTGCGCCGCGGGGACGAGCTGCGCGGCGGCGGCCAGGTGCTGCGGGTGCTGGCCACCTCCACCCCGTCCACTCCTCGCTACCTGCGAGCCGAATGTGAGCTGATTCAGCCGGAAGGAGCCTGACCGTGGCCGCACTGACCGTCACGAAGGTGCCGATCGACGGCGGGCTGGGTGACGTGGCCGGGGCCGCGGTGGCCGCCGACAGCGACGGAGACACCGCCCCCGTCGGGCCTGGCCGCTTCTTTTATGTGGCCAACGGCGGCGGCTCGCCCGTCACGGTCACGATCACCACGCCGGGCACCGTCAAAGGACTGGCCGTCGAGGACATGGAGATGACCGTGGGCGGCGGTGATCACGGCATCATCCCACTGCCCCGCCTGGCCGCCGGCGCCAACGGACGCGCCTCCATCTCCTACTCGGGGGTCACCTCGGTGACGGTGGCCGTGCTGGAGCTGGAGAGCTGACAACCGTGCCCCGCGGCAGCGTCACCGTCGACATCCAGGGCATGCCGCAACTGCGTCGGCGGCTGCAGGACCTGCCCGACGAGCTGATCGACGCATGCAAGCGGGCGATCCGCGCCGGCGCCGAGCAGGTCAAAAAGGAAACCGAGGAAGCCGTGCCGGTGGACACCGGTCGGCTGCGGCGCACCGTCCGTATCCGCTACAGCGAGGGCGGTCTGACCGCAGACGTCGGCTGGTGGGACCCGGAGTCCTACTACGCCACGTTCGTCGAGCACGGCACTCGCAGCATGCCCGCTCAGCCGTCACTGCATCCGGCACTGGAGGCCGAGCGTCCCCGGCTGCCGCGGCGGGTGCGTGAAGAGGTCCGTAAGGCGGTGGGCGGGTGAGCAGCGCCGCCGCCCTGGTGGCCTTGCCGCGGGTGCAGGCCGCCTACTACGCCCGCCTGACCGGCGACGACGAGCTGATATCCATGATCAGCGGCGTGTACGACTACGTGCCAGAGGATGCGGCGTACCCGTATGTGGTGATCGGCGAGGGCACGGAGATCGCCGACAACCAGCACGGCGAGTTCGGCCGACAGACCACGCAGACGCTGCACGTGTGGTCCCGCTACCGCGGTTTCGCCCAGGGCCTGGCGATCGCCAACCGGATCGTGGAGCTGCTGGACCACCAGCCGCTGATCATCGCCGGCCTGCGGCACATCGCCACCCGGCTGGAGTTCATGCAGACCCTCACCGATCCGGCGGCGCCGGGCGATTTGCGGCACATCCCGATCAGGTTCCGCACCATCACAGGACAGGAGTGAGTCATGGCCGGCATCGACGCGTTCGGCACGCAGCTACTGCGTGGGGACGGCGGCACCCCCGAGATCTTCACCGCGATCGCCAACGTCACCAGCATCAGCGGTCCCGGCCTGAGCCGGGAGACGATCGACGTCACCGCGCACGACAGCCCGGACGGCTGGATGGAATTCGTCGGCGGCCTGAAGGACGCGGGTGAGGTGTCGGCGGACATCAACTACGACCCGTCCAAGCACGACACGCTCGTGGCCGACTTCGACGACGACGAGCCGCGGAACTACCAGCTGGTGTTCCCCGACTCGACCACCTGGTCCATCCAGGCGATCCTCACCGGTTTTGAGCCGGAGGCGCCCTACGACGACAAGCTGGCCGCCTCGCTGACCTTCAAGGTCACCGGCAAGCCGACCCTGAGCTGAGGCTGACATGCTGCTGAGCAAAGACGCGATCCTCGCCGCCAACGACCTCCAGTACGAAGACGTCCACGTCCCCGAGTGGGGCGGCACCGTCCGCGTGCGGGCCCTCACCGGCGCTGAACGCGACGCCTTCGAGGCGAAGATGGCCGAGGCCCGGCAGAAGGGCATGGCGCTCGGGGCTGCACTGCACAACTTCCGGGCCAAGCTCGTGGTGCGGTGCATCGTGGACGAGCAGGGCAAGCGCCTGTTCTCCGACGATGACGCCAAGGCCTTGGGCACCAAGAGCGGGGCGGTCCTGGATCGCCTGTTCGACGTGGCCCGGCGCCTGTCCGGCATGAACGAGGACGCCGTGGAGGAGGCGGCAAAAAACTCCGTGACCGGCCAGAGCGCCGGTTCTACTTCCGCCTAGCGGCCCATTTGGGCATGCCGGTCTCCGAGCTGCTGGCCCGCATGCCCTCGGCTGAGCTCACCGAGTGGATGGCGTATGAGCGGATCACCGGCCCGCTCGGGGGTGAGCGCGGCGATATCCAGGCGGCGCTGATCTCCACCGTCATCGCCAACTCTCTGGCCGGCAAGAAGGGCCGCCGGGCCAAGCTGCGGGACTTCCTCCTCAAGTGGGACCGCAAACCCCAGTCCTGGCGCGACCAACTTGCTGTTGTCCGCCAACTGAACCGCATGTTCGGCGGCGTCGATCGCACGAAGGGGACGGCCGATGGCGACTCTCGCTGACCTCGTGGTGAAGATCGGCGTGGACGCCGACCGGGTCCGCCAGGGCTTGAGCCGGGTCGATTCCTTCTTCGAGCAGCACTCGGCGAAGATCGCCGCCGCCGGCGCCGCCCTGGGTGCTGGGGCGGGCGCCGCCATCGGCACCGGGGTTACGGCCGGCCTGGAGAAGGAGGCGCTCGGCGACAAGCTGGCCGCACAGATCGGGGCTACCGG